GGCGCTTAGTATTATCCATTCTTTGTTCGAGTTGTTGTAACGATTTATTTGAGTTCTGAACACCTTTTCGGAAGCCACTGGTATTTGCCCCTATTGTTACCATAAGTGATGCGAGAGTAGCCATAATTGACCCCCCTTTTCAAATAGAATAATTTAACATATAATTACATTGGAGGTGTAAGTATGGAAAACAACGTTCCTCTAAGTAAGGCCCAATGGAAACGTAGTGATAGGACAACTTGCCCTAAATGTGGTTCTTCACATTGGAAAAAGAAAGTAAAATTTGCTCAATCAAAAGGTATGAAAATTTTCAGTGTTGTAATTGGAGTTATTTGCTTAGGATTCGGTTTCTTATCAAAGTTTTTTTGGATTCTTGGTGCGCTCACTATTTTAAGCGCCTTTACTCAACCGAAAAAACTTAGGAAGTGTGAAAAGTGTGGGAAAGTATGGAAGTATATCAGAGAACCCCACCAATCAGCACAAGAGAAAGCTTTCCCATAACCAAAAGCCCCCAAATCGGGGGCTTACTTCTTCCCAACTGTACCTCCAAATGCAGCATTAAACATCTTCACAAACTCCAACTGCGTTTCCCATGATTGCTCCTCTTCCGGATCCTTAAACTTCAATAAAAATTCTTCAGGCTTAAAAGGCTTATTTCGTGATTTAGGATTGCGATTAACTTCAGCTACCATTGCTGTCATCATTGCAGCTCGCCAGTCATCCCTATCCTCACCAAAAGGTTCTACATGGGCGTAAGCCATCCATTCTGCAAATTCCCTACTGCTTATTTCCCTTTGAAGCTGTTCAACCGGTTTACCAAAAGCTAGTGCTAGTTTAAACCAGAACTTTCGCTCTGGTCTGTTTCGGAGTTTTTTGCCAGCTCCTCAACATCTTCCTTAGTTAACCCAGATAAGCGCTGTGCAACCTCAAAAACCTTTTCGAGTGCAGCAGCAGATTTTTTGCCTAATGCATTGACGTCCTCGTCAGCAAAAATATGATTGCCTTTCTCATTTACTACTGATCTAACAACAAGCTTTGCCCTGGCATTTTTCATATTAACCTTTTGGCTTTTACCTCTTGTCTGAATAATAGTCTCTTCAAAGGCATCCCTTTCCTCGCCAGTTAAACCCTTTACTAACACAGAACCGCCCCACTCAGGGACGGCAACTCTTTCTGTTTTTATATCCTTAGCACTTAGTATGTCGTCTTTACTCAATAATTTACCCATCTCTTTTAGCCCCTCCAGTTAATTGCTTTCTTATACTAGTGACGGCTGCCCAGTTATTTTTAAGGTAATAGATGCGCCCAGCACACCCTGAACCGGCTCTGACGGTTCAAACCCTGTAACTAAGGCAGCTAAACCCCATGTTGTGTTACCAGCGTCAGGAAATACCAATTGGAAGTTTCTCTTAGTCTTATTAACCATATCAGCTATCAATCCCGTGCTGGCGTTATGTGTTGCGTGCGTAGGTAAATAGTTAACCTCAAAAGTAACCTCTCCGGATCTAAGAACAGTTCCAATGTGCTCTTCCCAGCTACCTGGTGAACTATGGCTGGTTACATCTTCAGTATCAAGGCTAAGCCTCGGGCCGCTTATATCTTTTACCTCTGCTATTGCAGTAAAGCTTTCTGGGCCCCCACCATCACCAATTTTTAGCAAGGTTCCAAATGCACTTATAGCTTCAGACATTGTCATTCCTCCTTATTTAGGATCAAAAATTAAGGCAGCACTACTACTGCCAACTCAATAGCCGCATTCTCTGCGTTTACATAGATATTGCCGTCCGACTGCTGCCATCCTTGAACAGGAAAGGGCCCGAATACATGGGTTTCCCCAGGTGCTAAGTCATGCTGGCTGATGTCTCCGGTCCGTCCGTAAGGATCTGCAGCACTCGTAACACTCAGATAGTATGGCGTTACGCCATCAGTATTTCTTGCTACTAACAGTTCTTTCCCGGTAGATTTAAACTGGTTTCCGTTAACTACGTCGCCATTTGCAAGAGTTAGGTTAGCACCTGTTGTTGCGTATCTACCAGGCGCGTTTGTCTTGGTAAGGTTTGTCCTCGCCAATTATTACACCTCCCGTTCGTTGACCAAGTTTCCATACCTATCTAATATTGGTACCGTAATGGGTTTTCGTTCGGGCTTTGGCGTGTGAACATTTTTGATATGCAGCTCTATCTCTGTTTCACTAAGTGTATCGAAAGGACATAGATTGCAGCTATATTTTTTTAGTCCCCGCCATTTCCCGACCGCATAATACTTATCCCCATCGGTTTTCCTATCGGTTTTTTTGACCATGATCCGAAGCCTCCTATAACGCATCTACCCTAACAGAATAGTTTTGACTCCATTCCATGCGTCCAGATTCGTCTTTACCCAAAGGCATTGGGCTTTGATTCGCAAATATTGATATATAACGTGTTCCATTGATAGTCACTCCGTTTAGCCCATCTATTAGGTTTTGAATTTGCTGTAGTTTTTGCCTTCCATCTACATAACTTGTATTTCTAGCAATAACCTGAAGCCCAGGTCTGTCAATGCGTGAGTCCCGCGAGTGATCAGGCGGATCACCCGAATATTCAAATAAAGTAACGCAATTGTCAGGCTTATCTGGCTGATTTCCCAAGAAAATATCTGTATTTACAACCCCTAAGCTTTGAGTCTCAAGATAATCACCTAAATCGTCTAGCAGCATAATAAACACCTACTCAATTGATTTTTTTGCAGCATCAGCAATATGATCAATATACTTTTTGCTGTTTTTTCGAAATGGATTTTCAAGATATTTCGCCTCGCCGCCTTGGGGGTGTTTAAAGTCTAGCCTTTCATGCTGAATTCGTGCATATGGCGCAGTAAACTCTACACTGCCTGATTGAGCATTTTTAGGGGCTATCCCAGACATAGTCAAGTTTCCATCTTTGTTTCCTTTAGCTATCACTTGACCTTCAATTGCAGCTTGGCCAGAACCCCTTAAATCGCCTAGGTCTACCGGGGCTTTCCTGATTGATTCCCCTGCTAAGTCAAGCACCACATCAGTCAAAGCCTTTGAATTTCCCCTTTCTAACTTCTCCGCTTTTTTGTTAAACTGACGCTCTAATTGCTTCAATCCTTCAACTTCAACAGAAACGTCCATTATAACGCCACCTCGTAGTACTCTATTTCCCCATCTAGCCCTCTTACTTCTAGCACTGATACAACAGGCCATTCTCGGCCGTTATAAATCAAACGGTCACCAAGTGATACTGGGTCTTTGGTGAACACCTTTACTTCACTAACTACTTCCTCACCTTGCTCGTTTTTGACCATCCTACGTTTCCCTTGCCATCTAACAGGAATACCAACTTGATCAGCGTGCTGGGGTTCATTGTATTTATTGCTGCCTGTCTTCTGTTTCCACCCTGCTGTTTGATTTAGATATACTTCTATCATGTAATATTCACCGCTTTTACCATTTCAGTTTCAAGAAGGAGCCTAGCTTGGGGAGAGATAAAGGCATCTTTGCCGCCTTTAAACGTCTCGCTCATACCGCCCATACTTGCTGATTTTACTCCTTCCTGCTGAAGTTTTGCGCGCTTGCTGCCTTCAAGCAGCCAGATGGCCTGCTCATAGATGGCATGAGTAATCTTTGTTCCGTCATAGCTTAATTTCAGCCTTAGGCTCTTTATTTGTCTTTCGGCTGTCGCAAGAGCCTTCGTCTTATTAGAATCAGTTGCAATATCCCATACATCACTATTTAATCTAGTGGCGAAATAAGCATCTGCTTCGTTTACAGTTGGCATAATCTACACCTACTCTTCCTCAGATAAAAGAATAAGCAGTTCTTCCCTGTTCATTTCTTCGTAGTCTTCTATTTCTTTTTCACGGGCCAACTGCATGAGCTCCTCATCTGTTAGGCTTTCGAGTTCTTCTGATGTTGGATTCTGGCCTTGAGCCTGGCTTCCTTCATTGCCACCTTTACTTTGCCTAGCAACTTCTGGCTGATCTAACTTATTTTCGATAGCAGTCGTCAATTCCTTTTTGGTCATGTTGCTGTAACCAAAAACATGAAGCATTTTAGCAATTTCCAACAGATAAGGCTTCCTAAACACGCTCAGATCATCCATGCCCTCCTGGTTGAAAACAGAGGTGTTATATCCAACTAGTTCGTACAGGTCCTTGTGATATTCATAATCAACAATGTCTATCATCAGCTCCTGGCCGATTTTATAGTGTTCCCCTTTATATTTTACCGGTGTCAATGGCTTAACTTTTACATTAGCATCTGTATCCACGACATTAGCCCTCCTTTAAAAACAATAGAGTAGGGGGCGATGCCCCTACTCCACTGACTTTAGCTGTGTACTGTAGCAATAAAGATTTCATCAATACGCTCGAAACTTGGTAGAGCAATGGCGGATACTATGGTTTGAATATTCACAGGATGCGGTTCCTTGATGGTAGTCACAGCAATTCCGTTATTAACAATCTCTACCTGGGCGTCAGTTCCGCCGCTCAATAGGTCTGCTTCTTCCGGAGTGGTCCCGAAGTAGGTGTTTCCTAGGTTACCGTCTGGAATGAGGCTAAATACGTCATCCGGGAAGAAAAGCGTAGATGCGCCTCCAACCTCTACAGCAAATTTCTTGTTATACACTGCAACGGTCAATCCGAGCTTACTTACCAAATACTGTTTCAGCATAGAATCAGTCAGAATGATATTCTGACCACCAGCCGGGTTCAAATCAAGCTTAATAGACTTGTTCTCAAGTAGATAGTTCCATGTCTTGCGTGTACAAACTGCTCTAATTGGACGGGTACCAGTATCTCCCTCAATTTTATCCTGCCAGCCCTGAATGTCCTGAATAGGAGTAGAGTTTGCAGTATCTGACCACTTATCAGCAGCCTGCGCAATAGTTTCCTTATGGTCAGCAGGCATCAAATAATCGTAAGTGTAAGCGACACGGTTTGCAGAAATGTTAATCAAACCAGTGGACAACAACTGCATGCGCATCCTTTCAGCATTAACCTGAGCACCAGCTACAAGATTTCCGGCATCATCATAGATACGATTGATTAATGGCATTAACAGAGAACTGTTAGATGCAGCCATTACCTTTAGAATCTCCTGGCGATCTTTTTCACCAATTCTCATTGCTTCACGGAAAAACGGCATTTCAGTTTCGATCTTGTCAACGCCGATCCGATCGCGAAGAGTTGCCTTGGCATCAAATTCAGACGGTTTCAATGCGACAGGAACACCGCGACTTCCCTTTATCCAGCTAAGGTCAAGCCCCATTTGCCTTTCAGGCGGGAAAAGTTCTGCACCAAGATACGGCACATTAAGTGTCGGTGCCTCTGTATAGTAAGTTGCTATTTCTCGTGCATTTACCAAATCAAAAATAGTCGGCATTATTTATTCCTCCTCTAAAAAAATATTTACTTAATAAACTCTATCATTTTCAGTGCTTCGACGGCATCCGCAGCAGGTGCCGAGGGGATTTTGTTTGTGGCAATATAGCCTTGGATTATCATTGCACCTGACGCATCTCCCTCAGTAACATCAACATCATTTAGCAGTACACCTTCAGCGTCACTAGCAGTACCGTCACTACCGTTTGCTAAGTTAGCTGCGGCTTTGGCTTCTACCACACCAGTTCCATCATGGCCGTCCGGTAACGATGCAACCACCAAATCCTTCGCTACCAGGTGGGCATTGATGGCGTTAATTACCTCTTGGCCCGTACTAGTGATAGCTCCAGCTGGACCAGTTGCTAAAGAAGCCACAATAGTGTCGCCCACAATGCTGATTGCCAACGCCTGGTCATTTCCCGCGGGATCTTTTAATTCAACTTTGATGTCATCACCGTCTGCTCCAGTCACTTTAGCAGTTACTAAAATATCAGCGTTAGCATTAGCACAATCAATAGTTAGACTTGACGCTACAGCCTGAGTATTTTTTTCGGTGACTTTCTGAGTGTCATCAGCCAGTACAGAAGCATTTGCACCACCAACAATGGTCCCTTTAGAAACTATTTTCTTTCCATCAGCATTAGCAACAATACCGGCATCGCTGACCGTTACAGCAATTCCTACATAATGATCGGGAAACTTTAAAATTTCAGCAGTTCCGGAATAGCTTGTAGATTTGAATTTCACTATTTATTCCCCCTATAGAAAATCTTTTTCTTACTTAAAGTATGAACTTTCACCTTGACTCTTAACTTGCTCAGCTTTTCTAGCTGCCAACTGCTTGCCATAGCCATCCTCAGGAGGTGTTTCTCCCCCACCTGGCGGATTACTACCGCCACCTATTTGGGTTTGTTTCTTGCCCGCTAAATAAGGCTTTTCTTTGACCATCTCTTCCACCAGGGAGTCGAGGCCAGTAACCGGCTTATCTTCTTTAGTTACTTGCTTTCCGTCCTTGTCCACCGGGAACACTGACATGGATTCCAGATCCACTTTTACATGATTAAAGTCAGCTAGCTTGTAAGCATCTTCAGTCACTTTAGGATCAATTCCCTGCTTAGTAGCAGAAGTCATAAACGCTGACTTTCTAAGGGCCTCCTGGGCCTTTTTGGTGGTCTCGGTTGAACCACTGCTAATTTCTTTTACTTTCTCAAGTACTTTTTGTGATTCCGTGTTGGCATCAAGCCCAAGAACCTGACGAGCTTCCACCAGGAAAGCATCGTTTTGATCCTGCAGTTCTTTGTTGGTCTTGTTGACGTCATCAATCTTTTTCTGTAAACCCTCTGCCTCTTCTTCCTTGGCACGAAGTTTCTTCCGCCAATTGGCATTCTCATCGCGAAGATCACTGACGTATTGCGCAGAATAACCTCCACTGTCTCCACCACCTGGCGGTGGGTCTTCAGCAAACATCTGCAGGTCCATAGTTCTTTTTTTCTTTAAAAAATCATAATAGAGCATCTAGCTCCTCCTTCTTAGGCCTCCTGGGCCAGTTTTATTAATTCAGGGTTGTCTCTAACAACCTGCAAAAAACCAGTTGCTAAACTATCAACTATATCTTCCTCGCTTTTAACAGGAACATGCTCAGTTTTTGGCGAATAGTTCCATTGGTGATAATATGGATAAGTATTCCAAAGGTTTTAACAAGGGTATCTACGCATCAATTCATAACGAAATTCACAACCAAATAGGGATATTAAAAAAACAAGGGCTTAAACCTTGTCACATCTATCTTGGCAGAAAGGCCAGCCATCGTTTTCACAGAGAATGTTGGTATGAATATCCTGAAGAATATTTAGGGATGCCCATCACATACTGCTATCCCAAACTATCCGGTGTTTATGTTGTCGGTTGCAAAAGTTCCTAGCCTTTCCTTCCTTCCTTAATCATTATGCTGCGATAATTGCTCTCCAATTGTTTGAAGTTCTCACTATTAGCCAACTTAGACCTTCTAAAACCTGCAAAGGTCTTAGGAGTATCCTCGGGCATTGCCATCCTATACCTCTGCCACTGGTTTCTATCCCGCCGCAATTCCCTATTCCGCTGTTGTGCTTTTTCGTAAGCTTCTTTCTGTCGCCTACTTCTAGGGTCAATATCAAACGGCCGGTTGCTAAATTCTTTGTCCGCTTCCGAACTATCGGCCAACTCCGGGATATATGGCGTTAGCACATGTTTACAGTTCGGGTGAATGTTTGCATGAATCCCAGTGTGCGCTTTATAAAGAGGAGGGTACTCATTGCTGTTGCCGCTGATGCTATATACTCTCCCTTGCAAAGGTGCACAAATGGGACAGGTAGTTAAATGCTCACTCATTTTCACCAAGTCATATCCATTTCCCTGCAGCTGGTTGATTGTAGCTTTGTTTGTTGCCTCCCTAGTTGTGCTGCGGGCAACTGTTCCTGCATATGCATCTAAGTCAATATAACGTCCTCTTTTATCCTTGATACCTTTAAATCCCAAGTCAATCAAGTTTTGTCTCAGCTGCTTTTGCATTTCTTTGACTGTAGATCCAGTGGATATCTTTTGTGTAACTGCCTGTATTCCAGCTTCCCTTACCTGATCCTGAACAATTCTACCAATAAACTCATGTGATCCTCGGAGATCATCCAATGTATTTAGCACCAATAAATTAATGGCATCTTTGTGCAGTCCAGCAAACTCTCCAGATAAGGTAATGCCTTCTTCCCCCATTAAGTTATTAACAGTCTCAACTCCTTTATTATAATATTTGGGGATTACTTCATTAGCCCATTTTTCTGCTTCTTCATTCAGCAGTTCAATCTCTGCACTAACCCGGCGAAGAATAGCCATTCTATATTGAGTTACATTACCTTTAGCTTGTTGTGTAGCAATGATTTCTACTAACTTCACTTGTGCTTTACGGTAAACACTTATAAGAGCACGAATGTCTTCCGGTATGCTCGGTGTTTTAATATCAGTCATTCAATCGCCTCGCATTTCTTATTATCAGGGCGTATTATCGCCACTAAATGGGGCTTGAGATAAGGGATTGTTCATTTGTCTATCTTCTTGTATTCTTGCTATTTCTTCTTGCAGCGCCTTTCCTCTTAGTCCGCGACGCCGTAGAATAGTCTCCAAGCTTATGATACCAGCTTCGTATTCCCCGGAGTCAATCTCCATGTTTTCTTTTGGATCGTCGGGTAAACCATCATGCCATTCAATATTGATGTTACCTGTGAGTTCTACAGCATCAGCCTTCCCTTGTTCTCGTTCCAGTTCCATCGCAGTTTTAAGAACCTTTTTTAGCGCCGGGTCAAACTGCAAACGTATCCTATTGACTTTGGCAAGTGGTGTCATCATCAACCTTCTTAGAGCCGTTCCGCTTTCAGCTAGGCCAC